ACACGCCGCTCTTCCGATCTGACGCGGCTGTGCCGCTCGCCGTCATACTGGATCAGGCCGCCGGTGTCCTCGCCGAAGTCGGGCGCCTCGATGCCGTAACCGTCGGGTGCATCCGGGATGCCAAGACGCTTTGCCAGGCCGCTTTCCTTCAGCCAGTCGCCATGCTTTTCCGGATCTTCCGGCGGGCCGGAAACCTTGTCGCCCCGGATCATGCTTTCCGCAGCCCGCAGGGATTTGAACAGGTCGCGCGGCCCCTTGAAGCTCTTGGCGTCCAGGTACTGTTTTTCGTCGTCGGTAATGTCGTCGCCGAACCAGCCGAACGGATTTTCGTCCCCGCCGCCTTGGCCGCCCGCAGCGCCTGCGTCCCCGCCTGCAGGGGCACCGCCGCCCGCAGGTGCCGCGCCGCCAGCTCCGGCATCGGGGGCCGCTCCCGCGTCACCGCCTGCCGCGCCGCCAGCACCGGCATCCGCCTGCTCGAAAACCGGCATGAAGCTGAAGAAAGGAAAGAGGCTGTACTTACCCATTTGTCATGTCTCCCTTGGGTTCGCTGTAGTTACTGAGGTCAAGCCCGGCGTTTGCGCACTGCACCAGGAACAGCCCGGCCATGCGCTTGCCTTCGTTGATCAATGCCTGGTCCCGGCTGCCCTTTGCCGGGACTGTGGTGTTGGCGAGGTGCCATGTGATCGCCAGAAACGCCCGCGTGGGTTCATGCGCCAGGACGCCGCCCAGGGTGCGCTGCACCGCCTCGGCGGTGGCGTCGTCGCATTTCAGAACCTGTTTGATCAGGAGCCTGGGGCCGGAATACGGGTTGCTGCTCATGACGGTTCTCCGTTCCTGCGGTCGATGCGTTCGATCTCTGCGATCAGCAGCGCCGCCGCCTTGACCAGGGACCGGCGCAGGCTGGCGGGCTTCCACCAGCTCTTTGCCCAGGGCCAGCCCCTGGGCGGCAGGCCGGTCACCGGGTTGGACCCGCTGTGCCCGGCGTAGCAGATTGCCGCCCGCCTCAGCTCGCCGTGCCGGTATTTGTCGTCGTGCTCCGGCGAAAAACCTCGCTGGCAAGCTGGCGGCGGCGTTCGGCCAGAACGTCCTCAATGGCTTTGCTTTCGGCTGTCACTGGCCTTCCCCTTGTGCTGCTGCGGCTCCGGCGCGGGCGAAGCCTTCAGCGGCCCGCGATCCGCGTTCCGCCATATCCATCCCGGCGGCGGCTTCCTGCTGCTGCTGATCCGCTGCCAGCAGCTGCTCGATTTCCTCGGCGCTGTTCATGATGTCATCCGGCGCGGCCAGACCTTCGTGGATGCGGCGCGCGGCGCGGATGCCGTTGATCGTGTGGCGGGCGCGCGGATCGACAACGGCCACCTCGGCCACGCCGCGCACGGTGTTCAGGGTCGCCTGCGCGGCCTGGGCCTTGTGGGCCTTGGCCAGCGGCGACACAAACCGCACTTTCAGCTTGGCTCCGGCAGCGGCCGGCGGTGCGGGCGGGATACGCCCTGCGCGCAGTTCCTCGCGGTAGCGGCCCAGAATGAAGGGCGCCAGAAATTCGGACGTGACCCGGCTCAGGTTCGGCCCCATAGACTGATCCCGCCGCTCGTCGTTCTTCAGGATCTCCACCACAGACGGGGTGGGCGATCCGATCATGGACAGCATCGCGTGATAGAACGCATCCTTGATGGCCTGGCGGCGCTGGTCCGCCATTTCCAGCGTGATGCCCACATTGGCCCCGGTCTGGATCGGGCGGGCCAGCTGGTTGCCGGCATCATCCAGCGCGCCATAGTTCAGCGCGTTGGGGTCCAGGCTCACCAGCCCTGCCAGCTCGTCATGCAGCGCCATCGGCGGCTCCGCCGCCTTTTGCGCGGCGGTGATCGAGGTGCGCGACATTTCGTTGAGGATCTGGGTATCCGGCAGCGCAAAGACGCCTCGGCCCATGCCGTAGGTTTCGCCCGACCCGACACCCCAGCGGCAGGCGTAATAGGGCATATCCCGGTAACCGCCCCAGCTCAGCGCATGGGAACTGTCCAGCAGAATGTAAAGCGACACAAAGCTGTGGGCGGAGCTGATCCGGTTGCTGCCCTGGTTGGGATAGCAGGTGTGCAGCAGCTCCACCTTCTCATTCGGGGCCTGTTCCAGCCGCTTGCGCGTGTTCTCCGGCAGCGCTTCTTCCCCGAACAGCTCCGCCACGTTCCAGATCGGCTCCCGGTACCAGCGGTCAAAGTGGGTGACCTCTCCGAAATTGCCAATGTCAAACACAGCCTCGCGCCACGGGATGGCCTTGGAGTGGTAGAAATCCGCCCCCGGAGGGCGGGCGCTGTAAAACACCCCGTCCCCCAGGCCGATGCTGTCCAGAATGACCTCCGGCGCATCGTTGTAGAAGTTGTCCCGCGCCGGGTCGAGAGACCGGAACACGGTCTGGTTGGCAGCATTCAGCCAAGCACGCGCGTCGGCGTCTTCCTTGCGCCAGTCTTCCTCGAATTCCAGCGGTGCCCAGATGTTATCCGTGGCCGTCAGCATGGAATAGATAGAGGCCCCGGCCTGATCCAGCGCCATGACGGCGGTGCCATCGTAGCGCCGCACGCCGCGCGGCCTGCCTTCGCTTTCGGTTTGCCAATCGTCGCGCAGGGGGCGCATCAGCTCGGAGATTTCCTGACGGCGCGCCACGACCGGCTCGCGCAGCGTCTTGCGGTGCTGCGCCCGGTGCAGGGCCTTCTTGACTTCCGGGTCTGCCATATCGGACATGCGGTCAGCCCCCGATCTTTTCACGGTATGCCGCCGCCAGGCCGCCCGACCGGCGCTTAGTTGTGCCAGCTGTCAGAACCGTGTCAGTGGAGCTGCGCCGCGCGGCCTGCAGACGAGCTTCGGTTTCCCCCGCCTCGCGCACAGCATCGTCGTCAACGGTCGGCGGGGCCTTTTGCTCCACCACATTGATCTTTGGTTTCGGTGCCAGAAAGCCCATGGCTACAGCCTCCATATTGCGTGAACGTAGGACTGCCCGGATGCGCCAATCGGGCCGTAATCAAACGCCTCCTGGCCGCCCAGACGGGCGATCATGCGGCGCGCGGCGCGGTGGTCCTTCAGGACCGGAACCTGCGCCAGGCGGATACCGTGAGTGGTGGCAAACTCCGCCTGGCGTCGCGCCAGCTCGCGGTAGACGGCAGGCACGGCGCGGGCGTGCCCCCGCCGCCCGAACAGTCCGACCTCCGCCACCCTCGGCATTGTGCCGTGGAAGGCCAGCGCAACAGCTACAGGGATGGCCTGATTGGCCACCTCTCCGGCCCGGTAGGCCAGAAACCCGTCAATCATCCGGCCCGATGCAATCAGGGCGGCAATGTCGGCGGTCAGATCAGCCGCCGTATGCCCCGCAGGGCGCAGCCCGAAGATCTCCGCATGGTCCAGATCAGCCAGATCAGACGCAACCGTCTGTACACTGGCGCGCACGGCCTGCGTCCAGGGGGTGATCGGGGAAAACCAGACAGTCATGCCGACCTCCGGTAGCTGCTGAGCGGGTCGTAAGGCTTGGGCGCGCCGCGGCGTTCGCGCGCCGCCTGGGCCGACGCCCTGCGTTCCTCACGGGTCTGCTTGCCCTGCACCAGATCCTGCTCGCCGCCGTTGGCCGCAGCGTATTCCAGCGCGTTGCAGACGTGCGAAGCCGGGCCTTTGTTCGGTTTTTCGCGGTAGACCACAGCGCCGTGGCTGTCGACGGTCTGCACCTTGGCGTATTTGTAGTCCCGCGCCAGCCCGCGGATCAGGGTCGGGCAGTGCTTGCGGCAGATCTTCACTGCCGGGCGCCCCTGCACCCGGCGGCGCAGCATGTGGCTGACCGAACCGGTGCGGATCACCAGGTCATTGCCGCTGCGGGATGACTTCCAGTTGATCTTGGTTTGCGCGGTCATGATGGTTTGCCAGCTTTTCAGCTCGGCGTCCTCGCCCTTGCCGCTGCTTTCCAGTGCGTTTGCGGTGGTGGGGTCGCTGTATGCCTCAGTTGGCGCCGGGCAATCCCGGTAACGCGGCGCGTCCAGGCGCGCCATCAGCAGATCTGCGAAATCTTCCGGCCCGCTGCGGTCGGTGGTGACCTCTTCCAGGCACTGCCATTCCCCCAAGGAATTGCGCTGCATGATCACCGCAGCCGGGGTCAGCCCACCATCCGCCGCGATGATCAGCGGCACGCCCTTCCAAGGCACCAGCTCGGCGTCCGACACATGCGCCTGGTCGTTGAAATCCTCATAGACCGGCTTGCCGTCGCGCATGAAGCCAATTTCGTTGTCCACCATGCGCCTGATCCAGTCCGGGTCATCGGCGTTAGCGGAAATCTGGTCTCGGTAATAGTTCCGCGGCAGGTTGTGCAGGTTTTCGGCAGCGGCGTCCCGGCCCCCTGGCTGGCGGTAGAAATCGACCATCAGCCGCCCGTCTTCGTCAACGTCCAGCGTGCGGTCGGTAATGAAATATTCCGTGGTCCAGTTGTAGGGGTCGCCCGCGTTCCAGTCGCAGAACAGCTGACGGTGCGGCGCACCGCCGTGCTCTTCCGCCGGAAAGCGGCCCAGTCGCCCGAACAGCGCCTTGCGCATTTCGACAGAGGCAGACGTGGCCTCTGGCAGCCAGCCATCGGTCAGATGCAGACCCTTGGCCGCCTCGCCCGGCGTCTGGTCGCCCACGGCGCGGAACCACACCTCAGCCTTGACCACTTTTTTCTCGCTGCCGTGCAGCGCCTCGAATGCAAACGTGTGTTCCGCCGGGTTATCAACGCCGCCGGTCCATTCGATGCCAAACGCCTTGTTTTTCTTCGGCACCCATTCCAGCCAGTCCGGAACCACCTTGGCCCACAGCTCGCGGTAGGTCCGCATCCAGACCACGCAGCGGTAGCGCGCAATGCCGTCAATCGGGCTGGGCGGCTGCAGCGCCGCCTTCATCAGGATGCGGTTGATCACCGCCGTGGTTTTGCCGCCGCCCTGCGGCCCCATGATGCCGACGATCCGCGCGGTGGAGTTCATGAACGCGCCCGCGACGGGGCCGGGTTTCGTGAACCGGCGGCTGCTGATGGAACCTAGCATCCCCAGACCCCCGTGCGCCGCATCCCCCCTTCCCCCAGTTGGAGAAAACCCCGCAAAGCCAATTCTTGTCTCAGGCGGGGGGGAGTGACTTTTCGGCAAGGGGGGTGGGGGGGGTCATTTTCAGAAACAGCCCCCCCACCCAGTGAGCGCGCCAAGACTGAGGAAATCCGGGCCGCGCTGGCACCGGTGGGCG